CCGCATTGCCGCGCACGGCAGCCGTGGACGTGGGAACACATCGAATGGTCGAAGACGGCCCGCGATGAAAATGGTGAATGGGACTTTACCGAGGTGCGGCGCACGGCGGCGATGCGCTGCGTGGCGTGCAATTTCTACTTCGACGACAGCGACCGCATCCGGCGGGAGCTGAACGCGACCGGCTGCTTCGTCGTGCAGAACCAGCGCGCCGCGAAGGAGAACGTCGGCTTCCACTGGAACAGCCTCTGCACGATGAGCTGGGGCGCGCTCGCGGAACTTTACCTTCGCGCCAAGGCTCTGGCGCGACGGGGCGACCTCAGCGCGCTTCGGCAATTTCATCAAAAGCGGCTGGCCGTTCCGTGGCGCGAGTATGAGGAAGACTACAAGCTGGAGATCACCCGCGGCGGCTATCGCAAAGGTGAACTGTGGGACGATGAGGCCGGCGTGAACGCCCGCGGGCAAATCGTCGCCGCGCCTTTCGACCCGGGCGACATCGCCGCGCCCCTGCGCATCCTCACCGTGGACTGCCAGATGGATCATCTCTGGGCCGCCGTGCGTTCGTGGAGCGCGAGCGGTTCATCGCGCCTGATCTGGTTCGAGCGGCTGCTGACCTTCGACGATGCGGAGGCGTTGCAGACCCGCTTTGGCATCCACGCGAGCCTCGTCTTTGTGGATGCCGGTTACGCGACCTACGACGTGTATCGCGAGTGCGCCCGGCGTGGCTGGACCGCGCTGATGGGCGACCGCCGGGCGACCTTCGTCCACAAAGCCAAAGCCGGGCGCAGCGTGCAGCGGTTCTACTCGCCGCGGCGCAAGGTTGTCCTCGGTCATGATCGGCACTGCCACGTATTTTATTTCTCCAACTTGAACTGCAAGGACGCCCTCGCGCGTCTCCGCCGAAATCAAGACCCGGAGCGCGGCGCGACCTGGGAAGTGCCCGACGACATCGACGATGAGTATCTCGCGCAGATGGAAAGCGAGCATCGGGTGAAGAAAGGCGGACGGTGGATGTGGGAGCGGATCGGCAAGCGCGGGAATCACAGTTTCGACCTCGAAACGATGAGCGTGTGCGCCGCCTTCATGCTCAAGCTGATCGGGCGGGAGGCCACGGAGGTGCAGCCGGCGGACGGCCCGCCGGTTGACGTGCCGGAGTCGGCATGAAGCAGGACTGTTTTTCCCGTTCGCTCAAACTCATCCTCGGGTTCCTCGCCATTGTCGTCGTGACGCTGCTCCTCGGCGGTTGCGCCGGCAGCGCCTACCGCGTCGAATACCAGAACCCGAAATACGGCGGCGGTGCCGTCGAGTTCGCGCTACCGAAAAAGGAGGGCCACGCGAAATGACCCTCGATGCCACCATCCGCGCGGTGCAGGCGAAGCTCGGCGTGACCGTGGACGGCAATCCCGGCCCGCAGACATGGAATTCGATCTACCGATCCATTATCGGTGCGCCGCCGGTTCTGTCCGGCTCGACAGCCCTCGCCGATGAGCGCAGCGAGCGGAACATCGTCACGCTGCTGGCCGAGGTTCAGCCGTTGGCCCGCACGCTGATCGAAAGCGCCGCTGCCATCGGCATCGCCATCAAGGTCATCTCGGGCACTCGCACCTACCAGGAACAGAGCGCCCTCTACGAGCAAGGACGCACGAAGCCGGGCCGCGTCGTCACGAACGCGCGCGGCGGTTACTCCAATCACAATTTCGGCGTCGCCTTCGACATCGGTGTTTTCGAGGGTGGTCGCTACCTCGACGAATCGCCCGCCTACAAAGCGGTCGGCGCGCTCGGCATGAAGCTCGGCCTCGAATGGGGCGGCAACTGGAAGACGATCCAGGACGAGCCGCACTTTCAACTTCGTCCGCAGTGGGCGCGCGAGATGCGCGAGCGCGACATGCTCGCCGAACTGCGCGCCCGCCGCCAACGCGGCCAATCCGCCTTCGCCTAACTCCGCATGGCCGCACCCGACTACTCGATTGGTTTCACCCGCGAGGAGGTGGAGGACATCCTCGCCGCGCAGAAAGCGGAGCTGAAGCGCACGCTCGCGGCGTGGTCGGAATCCGGCTCGTCGATCCAGAAACGCCGCATCGACGAGATCCACGCGATTATCGCCGCGTGCCAGTCGGCGCTCCGCAAACTCGCGCCGGAAATTTACGGCCGTCCCATTCGTGTCGGCACGAGCGAGGTTATCGGCCATCTGCCAAAATGAATCCGCTCCGTGCCTTCATTTCACGGCTTCTACCGACTGCGTGGATGTCGCCCTACGAATCTGCGAATCCCTCGCCCCGTCGCGGGCGCGTGCCGGGCGCGGCCCCGCGCGATGCGAAACTCGACCTACTGCCCGGCGTGCGCCGCGAGTTGGTCCGCCGCTCCCGCTACCTCCACAAGAACTCCGGCTTCGTGCGCGAGTTGGTCGGCAACATGGCGATCTACGCCACGGGCGACGGCATCAAGCCGCAGGCGCTCTCGGGCGATACGGACTGGAACAAAGCCGCCGAGGAATACTTCGCGCGCTGGGCGGCGCACTGTGAAATCACCAACCGCTTCTGTTTCGCCGAGTGCCAGGCGCTCGTCTGCCGGGGCATGGACGTGGACGGCGAATACTTCGTCCACAAAGCGCGCAACGCTGATGGCGGGCTGCGGCTGCAACTCATCGAATCCCACCGCATCGGCGACGCGGATCGTGGCGACACGGACGACGGCATCGGCTTCGACGAATACGGTGCGCCCGCATTCTATCGCGTCCTGCTCGATGACGGCACGTTCGAGAACGTCCCCGCGCATTTGATCCTCCACGTCTTCGAGCCGGAGTATGCGAGCGCGGTGCGCCAGGCTCCCACGTTGCAGCACAGCACGAATCATCTGCTCGATGAGATGGAATTGCTGGCACTCGAAAAGCACGCGGTCAAAGACAACGCAGACGTGGCGCGCGTGCTCAAAACCGAGCGCGGGGAACTCGATGAGGACGGCGATTTTGCCATCGGGAACAAGAACGCCGGCGCAGGGGAGGTGAGCGATCCGGGCGCGTTGCAGAAGATCGTGGGCGGCAAGATTGTCTCGCTCAAGGTGGGCGAATCACTCGACAGCTTTCAGCCGAATCGGCCCAGCCCGACGTTCACCGGTTTCCTCGAGCATCTGCGGCGCGACTCCGCACTCGGCCACATCCCGTATGAGTTCGCCGCCGATTCGAGCAAGGTCGGCGGCGCGGGCGTGCGGCTCGTGGTGGCAAAGGCCGACCGCCGCTTTTCGTATCGCCAGCTCATCCTCATCGAGCGGTTTCTAAAACCCGTGTGGTTCTTCGTCATCGGCGACGCCATCGCCACGGGTCAGCTCGCCGCGCCGGAAAACTGGACCAAGGTGGCGTTCACCACGCCGCGCCGAATCACCGTCGATGCGGGCCGCGAGGCGCAGCAGAATCGTTCGGATGTAGAGATGGGGCTCAAGACGTTGAGCGAGCATTTCGCCGAGCAGGGCATGGACTTCGCCGAGGAAATGGACATCCGCGCGCAGAACGCCCGCGCGCTGCTCGATCTCGCCGAGAAATACAAAGTGCCAATTGAAATGCTTTGGAAGCCGAGCGGCGGCATCGCGGCGACGCCGGTCGTCGGCGAGGTCGAAGACCCGCCCGCGCTGACGGGCGTTCGTCAGCCGGGGTAAGACGGCAGAATCAGGCGTTGCCGGTTCGTGCCGACACGAAGGGCGCGTTGACAGTGCGCGGCGGTCGTGACGCCACTCCTACACGCCATCCACTACCAACCCTGGCTCATCACGCCGGAAGCACACGCGGCCATGCGCCGGGCCGCCAGCAACGCGGGCCTGTTCACCGCACCACCACAAAATCTACCGGAGCCGCAACTACTCACCGTCGAGCGCGGCGTCGGCACTGTTTCGATCATGGGCGCGCTGATGAAACGCCCCGACTTCTTCGCCCGCGTGCTGCTCGGCGCGACGGACATGGAAGACATTGAAGCCGCGCTCATCGCCGCGCGCGACCGCTCGGACGTGCAGGCCGTTTTCCTCGACGTGGATTCGCCGGGCGGCACCGTGAACGGCACGCCGGAGCTGGCGGCGCTCGTGGCCGACGTGTCGAAGACCAAATACACCTACGCTTTCACCGATGGGCAGATGTGCAGCGCGGCGTATTGGATCGCTTCGCAGGCCGATGCGATTTTCGCCACGCCGAGTGCGCGCGTCGGCTCCATCGGCGTCCTTCTCCCGATGCTGGATGAAAGCGAGGCGTTCAAACAGGCTGGGTTGAAGGTCGAGCTTTTCGCCGCCGGCAAATTCAAAAGCATCGGCGTCGAGGGCACCACGCTCACTGAGGAACAGCGCGCGTGGATTCAGGCGCAGGTGGATGAGACGTATGCCGATTTCAAAGCCGCCGTGCTGGTTCGCGGTCGCCGCATCACCCCCGACGCGATGGAAGGCCAGAGCTTCTCGGGCCGGAAGGCGTCCTACAATTCGCTCACCTCGGGTGTCGTGCAGGACCGCACCACGGCACTGATGAAGCTGCACGAGCGCCATGTGAAGAAGGCGGCCTAGTTGACAGCCGGGAACAGGCACAGATGAAAACCATCGACGAGCAACTCGAAGACGCCCTCGCACAGGTCAAGCAACTGGAAGCCGACACGACCGCCGGCTCCACGCTTCTCAGTGAAGCCGCCAAACAATCCGGCGATCTGCGCACGCAGGTCACCGCACTCGCCCAGGACAAGGAAACCCTCGCGCTCGCCAACGGCGAACTGACCGAGCAGCGCGACCAACTCGCCAGCGATCTCGCCACCGCGAAACAATCGCTGACTTCCGCCGCGACCGCCG